TCCAGACGCCAGAGGCACAACGCCTGATAGAGCGCCAGAAGCGGATGCGCGAGTTGGCGCACTTCCGCAAGACGTTCCTGAGGCCCGCGAATGACTGGTGCATTGACTGCGGCGCAAAGGTGGAGAAGCACGAGCGCGGCTACATTGTCTGGGACGGAGACAGGCGCGAATACCGCAGGCAATGTGGCAAGTGTCGTGACCGCGAAGGATGCGGCGGCGCAGAAGCTCTAGCGTAAGTGCTCCATCCCAGCCTGCTCCAACCTGACCGACAGGGATGCACTGCCGGTTTCACCAGCCATCTCTGTGGGATGCGCTCGCATGTGTTTTTGAGAGCGATGCGTGCTTGCGAGCAGCACTGTGAGTTCATGCGCTGCACAGCGCCATGCTCCGATCCAAGCGGGCATCGTAGTGGGCACCTCTGCACGTGGCACAGACAGGGGCCAATGCGTACCTGCTCCTGTGACTACTGCACGCGAGTGTGGGAGCAGGATGTGGCGGAGCATGCGCGGATCACAGGACATGTGCATGTACGTGATGACCACGCAGCCAGCCTGGCGACCGAGGCAGCCGCAAACCGGGCAGGAGGGGCTTGAGGACTCCGGCGCTCCCTTCACGAACAATTTCTCCAATTCAGAATCCAGGCGAGGTTGAACATGGCCCACCAGTTAAGCGATGCGTTCAAAAACGCCCACGGTCAGCTACACAAACAGATAAAGGTGAAGCAGGGAGCGAAAATCCCCAAAGCCAAGTTGCTGGCCGCCGTCAAAGGCAAATACGGCCCCAAGGCCAAACAGCGTGCCCTGCCCGTGCTTAACATGCAGGGGGCGCGACAGTCCTAATCCCGGAGGAAAAACAAAAATGTTGGTTGAGCACATTCGCCAGGCGGTAGACGAAATTGAAATCACCGGCCTCCGCAGCCCGCATTTGGAGGCTGCACTGGAACACCTGAGAGCGGCGGAAGCTGTGGCCTCCAGCCAGCGCGAGGTAGAAGTCGCGACTGCTCAGCAGGCAAGCCAGCCCCAAGGCAAAGATTCCGGCAGCGACAAAGACAAGTCGGAGGGCGTAACGGATGCGACGGTATAGAGTGCTGGTCGTTTCCGATATCCACGTAGGCTCCATCTTCGGCCTGCTCCCGCCAGGTTTTGTCCGCTCCGACAATGCCACGGTTTCTCTGAACCCAGGCCAGGAGCATTTGTGGGGGTGCTGGGATGATCTTCGCCAGCGCGTCCGCGATGTGGACGTGGTGGTGGTCAACGGGGACGTGATAGACGGCCCGCAACCAGCGCAGCGTGGAACCGAGCTATCGCTACCCATCCTGGGAGACCAGGCAGAGGCAGCCATAGAAACCCTGCGCCTGCTCAAGAAATCAACCGGCACGGCTCCCTGGTACTTCATCCAGGGTACGGAATATCATGATTGTCGCGCCGGACGCTCCGCCGAGGAAGTGGCCCGCGCCCTGGACGCCACGCCATACACCGGCCTGGGAACCGGCAGATACAGCCGCGAGGTGCTGGACTTGGACATAGACGGCGTGGTTATCAACTTCGCCCACGGCATCTCCGTGGCTACCGGCTTCTACCGCGCCACTCCCGCAGACCGGGAAGGCATCTGGTCGGCGCTTGCCGGAAAGGACGGCAAAATGCCCAAGGCCGACGCGGTGGTTCGCTCCCACGCGCACAGTTTTGTGCATGTGGAACACGCCAGCAAGCACATCGTCATCAGTCCATGCTGGCAGCTTCAGACCCGCTACCAGAGGAAAAACAGTGTGTACAGGATGATTCCCGACATCGGCGCTATGGTGCTGGAGGTCACTCCAGATGCCAAGCGTCAGGGGTTTGATCCTGTACACGTTCAGAAAATCCTGTACCCGCTTCCGGCGGTGAAGCCGACCAAGCTGGAACTCCCATCAGGCGGCTCCAGGATGTAACAAAACGTCGGTAACTCACGACAATTACCAACAAAATGAAATACACGGCTCCCGTTGCTCCCGATGACATATGGGAGCAGTTGGAAAGGGTGCGCCGGGAGGCGCTGGAACAGGAGCGCCCGCAGGACTCGTTCACCGTCTTGGAATACGCCGAACGCTTCGGCCTGCCAGAGCGAACAGCCTATGCCCAAGTGAAAAAACTCCTGGCGAAGGGGCGGATCGAGCTTGCGGGCAGTTTCGGGCATCAGCGGTACTACCGGCTGAAATCATGATCTGGGTGCTGTGGGCTATTGCGCTGATCGCGCAGCAGGCGACGCAGACGATTCACACGCGGGCCAAGGCGATGACCAACCTGCGCTACACGGCAGTCGCCGGGGCGCTGAGTCACCTGAGTTGGATTCTTTCCAACTTCATCATGGTGGACAAAATCGTAACCGCCCAGCACAGCAGCGACCTGCCCCTGGCTGCGTTCGTCGTTGTGTTCTACGTCCTTTGGGCGGACGCCGGAGGCGTTCTGGCGCAGTGGCTTGCCATGAACGTTCTGGAAAAGCGCATTCGGTTATGACTGACAGGGAGACACTGGAGGCCCGCAGAATGCGCGGTATTGGTGGTGCGCCAACCAGGGCGACCACGCTTCCTGATGGCGCAAAGCGGAAGGAGTTTCCGGTCGCCAGCGGCGTTCTGGATTACTTTCCCGACGCGCTGGTTGCGGTTGCAGAGGTCAGCTATCGCGGTAATCAACAGCACAACCCAGGCCAGCCGATCCACTGGGCGCGGGACAAGTCCACGGATGAAGCCGATACCATGATCCGCCACTTCTTGCAGCGCGGCCTGCGCGATACGGATGGAATCCGGCACTCGGCAAAGATGGCATGGCGGGCGCTGGCGATTCTTCAGAAAGAAATAGAGGCCGAACAAGACCAGGCGATTCTTCACCAAGAGATCGAGGCGGAGCAGGGTTGTGGCTGATATGGGCTTTCTACCGGACGACCTCGACATGGAGCCAGGCGACACGACACTAGGGGTGATCTGGCCCAGCGACCAGAGGCGCTGCGTTTGCAGATATGCGCGGAATCATAGATGGCGAGTTAACGCTGGAAAAAGCACTAGCCAACCTTCTGCCCAAACAAAAGGAGTTTCTTCGCGCCCCTGAGCGCTACGTCGCCTACATCGGCGGCGAGGGTTCTGGCAAGACTGTGGCTCTATGCCTGGCAGCAATCATGAACGGTCATATGAACCCTGGCGGCATGAGTCTGATCGGTCGCGCCACGATTCCGGCGCTGAAGGTTACCACTCGCAAGACGTTCCTGGAACTGTTCCCGCATGAGTGGTGCGCGGACTGGAAGGACACGCAGCCAACCGCTGGCGGAATGGTGGTTCACAAGAACGGACATGAATTCCATTTCGTCCACCTGGACATGGACGATGCGGCGGTTCGCTCCCACATCCGCTCCATGAACCTGTCGCATGGCTACCTGGACGAGGGCAGCGAACTGAGCGAGGACGCCTTCCGGGTTGTAACAGGGCGACTTCGCCGGAAAGGGGTCAATCGCCGCCTGCTCAGGGTATGCGGCAACCCTGGCGGCCAGGATTGGCAGTGGCGCACGTTTTTCGATGAGAAGCGCCCGGCCAGGCTGAAGCGGATTACACGCGGCATCCTGGCTCCATCAACCGAGAACTACCACCTGCCGAAGGAGTACATAGAGGACAGGCTCTGCATATATCCTCCAGACTGGCAGGAACGGTTCATCTACGGATCGTTCGCGGACTTCTCGGACAAAATCTACAAGGAACTCAGCCGCGACCTGCACACCTGGGAGTGCGCTGGAGGCGCACGGTACGAGGTGTTCGGCGGACACGACCATCCGCCGGATAACTGGCCGGTGATCGTGGGTATAGATATCGGCGGCGGCGCTGAGGGCGACCCCTGGGCGCTGGTGTTCATCGCCGTGCAGCCGGAGACCGGCTTTCTTTACCAGTACGGCGAGGTTTACGGAACCGGCATCCTGGTTCGCAAGATAGCCGATGAATACTTTGACCGGCTGGGTAATCACCCGCTGGACGGGGCGGCATACGACTGGGAGAACAAAGTTGCTGGTCTGGAATTGAACGCCGAAGGCGTGCCATGTGCTCCGGCGAACAAGGATTGGAGAGCGGGGGTATTCAAGGTCGCGCAGTATCTTCACCCAGACCCGCGTCTGACGCACCCGTTCACCGGGAAAAAGAATTCGCCGCGCTACTTCGTCTGCCGCTACTGCTGCCCAAACACCTGGCGCGAGTTGGTTGCCTACTCCTGGGCAAAAGACAGGGCGGGAAATCCAACCGGCAAGCCGGTTGGCAAGGACGATCACACCTGCGACGCAGTTCGTTACGCGATTCACACCTTCAGGCCGGAGCCGCATCAACTGAAGCCAAAGCCGATTTGGGACAACCCCGGCCTGGACATGCTCTCGCGCATGTTCTGGCGCGACGTGACGCGGGCGCAGGAGCGGCGGGAGGAGCGCCGCAACCGGCCAGTTTTCGGATATAGAGCGAGGTTGTTCTGACGCCTGTAGTCATGGGTTCGCCAGCGAATCTGGCGAGTGTCACCTACATCTTCCGAGCCTGGGTGCCAGGCTGGTTGCGCCGCGTTCTACTGCGCCTGTTTCTCGAACCAGCGCCGGATCGCGGTTACGAGGCCGGATACCAGCAGGGGCTGGCAGACGCCAGGGCGGAGATGTCGGGAAGCTAGCCGTTGCGGGGTATGCAGTACGAGTACCGACACCACACCGAGGCCAAGAGCGACATTTCAATCTGCGCCGCTGCCGGGTGCCCAAGGCCAAGGGCGGGATTCTCGCGGTTCTGTTCCAGCAGGTGCAGGAACCGGGAAGCCTGCCGCCGATACTACTGGCGCAACCCGGAGGCGCAGCGCAAGCGGAAGCTGGACTACTACCACCGGCGGAAGCGGAGGATGAATGCCAGTAGAAAGGTTCGTTAGGTTCACCTGCGACCAGTGCGGCCAGGAGACAACCATCCCAGGCGACCGTCAGCCGACCAGGGCCGAGCAGGAGGAAGTCGAGCGAATTTTGGTCGTATCGCAGGGAAACAGGCAATTCATCCTGTGTCGCCCGCTTTGCCTGCTCAACTTCTTCAGGCGGATTGTTGGACAACTGTAATGGATATCCAGGCGCTAAAGGAGCAAGTCGAGCAGGAGCGCCAGGCTCTCCTGACTGCTCCATCCGTGCCAATCACGGCTGGCACGGTGACGCGATGCTCGTTCTGTGGTCGGATGTCAGCCGCGCTCGTTCGCTGCGAGACCATGGGCACAGTGGAGCGTTACTGCTGCGAGGCGTGCCATCCCGACTGCGCGGCTGGTTCGCCCTTGCCGCAATAGGTAAACCAATGGTTGACAAATTCGACAATAGGTAAACCAATGGTTGACAAATTCGACACGCCCGGCTCCGCCGGGCGACTTACGCGCCATGACATAGGCGCAGATATTGATCCAACCCTGAATCACTACGGAAACGCCGACTGGGACTTGGATCGGCTGGAGGAGGAAGTAAAGCGTGTTAGTCGCGGCTCTCTTAGGAATTATCGCGGCCTTGATCGTGCTCTCGGTCTTGAACGAACTGAGCCATCGCAGGACGGAGAGGGCGCTGATGGACAGGATTCTGGAGACGGCGGGATCACGCTCTCTTTCTGAACCTGCCGCATCATCCACTCCTGCTCACCAGAAGCGCGAACCGGAAAGGCTGCGGTTTCGCGTTCTGGCGTAACGCTGATTAGCGTATGGCGAACATCATCGAACGCTTCCTGATCCACGTCACCGCCGCCACATCGCTTGTGCTGGCGGTTGAATTGTTGCTTGCCTGGATCGCCCGCCAGCGTGATGAGGCGGAGGCGTGGTATAGGCGGGCGCTTCCTGGGCTGTTGGTTGCGGCTGTGGCGTTCACGCGGGAGGCTTATGACGTCTCACGCGGCCAGCCGCTACTAAAGGCGTTCACCGACTACGCCTCATGGATTATCGGAGTTTCAGCCAGCGTGTACGCGATATACCGAATCCGAAACGCGCAGAGGTGACCATGCCAAAGGGCTACGAGAAAATCCGCGACAAGTTCATCCGCCAGGGCATGAAAACAGAGGCGGCCAAGGAAAAGGCCGCGAAAATTTGGAACGCAAAGATGGCGGGAACGGGCAAGACGGTAGGCAGAGGACGAAACTAAAGCTATGGCGATTAAGTCCAGGATCACGCCGGGAATCGGCCAGATGGTGCGCGACCTGTTCGCGGGCGCACGCCGCTTTCCGCGTGACAGCGGCGAAGCACAGCGGCAGGTTGCTGGCTATCCCCACCAGGCGGACAAGGCCGAGCGCATTAAGTACCTGGCGAGGAAGGTGTACGCCGAGGGCGCGTTCGAGAAGATACAGCTTGCCCGCAAGTGGATGCGAAACATTCTGGTGTTCCAGGGCTATCACGAATTGGAGTGGAGCGAGATCAACGCCGCCTGGGATGCGCTTGTCCGCGATGCAACCGATTACGCCTTCCCGAACAACTACTACCGTTCGCACATACTGTATGGAGCCGGTTTGTACGTCAAGAACGCGCCGCAGTTTGTCTTTGCCCCTACCGGCGATTTCGAGTCCGAGGCCGTGGCGGAGGCGGCGGCAACGGCGTTCGAGATCATCAAGGAAAACATCGCCTATGACACCCTGCGGGTTTGGGAAGCGATCAACCTGCGACTGATGGGTAACAGCTTCAGGTATTCCTATTACTCGCTTGATCCGCGTTACGGCCATGTTACTGCGCCGGTGTACGAGGAGGCCGAGGTTGCAGTTGACAGCGGCATGTTCCAATGTCCGACCTGCGGAGCGCAGGGCGAGGGCAATCCCGCCGTCTGCCCGGTATGCGGCACGCCGCTTCCTCCAGAGGCGATGACGCCGCCCACGATGGTCAAGGTTCCGAGGCAGGTGGGCACAGTTCGGTACCCACGCGGCCAAGAGGTGACGGAGGTTGTGTCGCCGTTGGAGGTTGGCTTGCGTTCCTCTGCTCCATCGCTGGAGCACGCGCCGTACCTGTACCGCGCCCGCGTGGTGGACAGAATTGCGCTTGCGTCGGACTTCCCCGATGTTGACCTTAGCCTGGGCGAGGAGATGGGCGGCGCGGCCTACGCGACCGAAGGCGACATCTCGCTGATCTACCAGCAGACGCTTGCCGATCTGCCGGGCGATCCCACTCAGTTTGCCGCCTGGTACGAGCGTGCCACGCAGTATGCCCGCACTATGCTGCTCCAGGTGTGGCTGCGGCCTTCGCAGTACCACTTCGATAAGGAACTGAGGGAACGGTTCCCGGACGGCCTCTACGCCGCCATCGCCGCCGACAAGCTGCTGGAGTCGCGTAACGAGAGCATGGACGACCACTGGGTTCACTTCATTTACAACCCGGTGCCGGGGCGTGTCTGGGGTGACGGTGATGATGACCTGATCCCCAAGCAGCTTCAATTGGACGAGAACGAGCGCCTGATTATGCGGAACATCGCCTATAACTCGGTTCCGCAGTTGGCGGTGGATTCGCAGCGCGTGGACGCGGACAAGTTCGTGAACGACCCCGGCGAAGTGATCCGCGTGAAGATGACCGGAAGGCCGGTCGCAGAAGCGTTCCACCAGATGCCGGGGATGCAGCTTCCGCAGGAAGTCTGGATGTGGCGGCAGTCTCAACTTCAGGACATGGAATACCATTCCGGCGTGTTCGGTTCCGCCATTGGTCAGCACCAGCCTGGGGTTAACACTTTCGGCGGCCAAATCCAGATGGCAGAGAGGGCCGAGCAAAACCTGTCACCCCTGCTGCTGATGTACAAAGAGGCGAACGAAAAGTGGGCGCGGCAGGTGTTGAAGCTGGCCGCCGAAAACTGGCTGGATGACCGCATTCGTTCGGTTATGGGCATCAACGGCAACTGGCAGTTCCAGAAATTGCGCGGCGCGATGCTTGATCTGGACAAGGTAAAGATTATCGCCAAGCTTCTACCGGTTGACTATGGGCAGCAGCAGGCGATGGCGAACGCGGTTGCCTCCGGACTGCTCAATCCGCAAGACCCGCGTGTACAGCGCAAGGCGCTGGAATTGTTCCAGCTTCCCACGGAGTTGAATGCATATACCGTGGACGCCAAGGTGCAATGGAAAGAGATCGAACGCATGAAGCGCGGAGAGCCGGTTGAGCCGGTACTTCTGCGCGATGCCGATGAAGTACACATAGAAATCTGCCGCACCTGGCTGAATTCAGATGATGCTGAGCAGTCGCCGCCAGAAGTTGTAGCGATGGTATTGCAGCATCTTCAGGCGCACGTCATAAATCGCGCCAAGGTTGCGCAGATTCAGGCCGCAGTCCAGTTAGCGCCGCAGGAATTGGCGATGATGATGGGCGCTCCACCGCAGGCTGTTCAACCCCAGCCTGCTCAGCAGGAGCAAGCGCCACAAGCTGGGCGGCGCGGCGGACAGGTACCGCCCAATCCGGCGGTTCGTCAGGCCCGCGCCCGCAAGGGACGGGCGGCGAAGCCCAATACGCCACAGCCGCCAGAGGGCAACCAATACGGGTTGAGGCCCACGGCTTAGAAAAAATTAGTTGTCATATATACAACAGCGCCCTTCTTGGGCGCTTTTTCATTTCTGTGTAAAAACGGAGGGCAGATGAGCGCACAAGCACTCAATCTGGATGCAGCGGCGAACGCTGCGTCGTTCGAGGAATTCAACCCTGAAACCCCTGCCCAGGACGCTGCTGGTCAGGGACAACCTTCAGGGGACGGCAGTCCTGAACAGGCTGCTGCGGCTGGCGAAGGCAAGCCACAGGAGAAGCCGAAGGTAGCTGCCGAGGTTCCTCAAGTGACCGACCAGGATGCGGTCGCCATTGCGGAGCACTTGGCGTCCTTTGGATATACCAAGGACAACATTGACTCACTGTTGAGCGAGGGCCAGGCGTTCAAACAGTTCAGCTATTTGGTGGACAACAACCCCGACGAACTGCTCCGCAGCATTGAACGGTGGAACCCAGAAGCCTATCAGAGATTGATTGACAAGGCTTCCGACCACTACCTGGAACGTCACTACTCGCCCGAGGAATCGGATGAAGGCAAAGCGGGCGCACCTCAGAGCAGGGGTGCGGTCGCGGTAACTCCTGAACTCCGCGAACTTGACCGCAGGCTGGCGCAAATCGAGTCCGTTCTGGTGCAGTCGCATCAGGCGGCGGCGGCACAGCAGGTCAGAACGGCATACGAGGCCAAGGTCAACGAGCTTGTTGGCAAGTTGGGCCTGTCGGCCAAGGATCAGAAGGCCGTCCGAGCGATGCTGAACGACTCGATTGCAAACGACCCCGGAGCAAGGATGCGGGTGAATCAGGGAATCCTGGTGGATGTTCCGCGACACCTCCAGAAGGTTTTAGCCGACTGGACTGCTGACACCGTAGGCCATGCCGAAGCGGAAAAGCAACGGCGGGCAGAGGTGGAAGGCCGGGCCGTCAAACACGAAACGGCGGCAGGCGCAGTGGCCCAGGGAACGCAGGTTCCTAAGCCGGAGGATTCCTGGGAAGCCGCAGAACAAGCCTTCGCCCAAGCCTTGCTGAAATCCCGCAAGAAGTAAAAGTTCGGCTGGCCTGACGAAACAGCAAAGGTTCCGTCATGCCTGCATTCGATCTCACTGCTGCCGATCCGTTGATGAAGATTCACTTCAACCCACGGATCATCAAGCAATTCAACACGGCTGCGGTTCTGTTCAACCGCTTCTTCGACGGGAAAGGAATCCCGATCTCGAACCGTGGCTTGGAAATCCCGATCCACACTGGCGGGAATGGCGACATCGCCTGGTACTCCGACGGCGGCACTCTGCCTGACGGCAGCGGTCAGAACTTGGTACGCGCCTCGGTCGGCTTCTTCCAGTACGCAATGGCGGTGAAGTTCACCGGCGCTGCCCTGGACGCCGCTGGCGATGATGCGGTCACCTATGCCAAGACCCTGGCGTTCAACATCCGCAACGCCACGGTGGATTCGATCAAGTTCCTGAACATTTACTCGTTCCTTGACGGGAGCGGGAAGCTGGCGAAGGTCAGCGCGGGCGTCACGCTGTCCACGTCCGGCAATACCACGGTGAGCGTGGACGGCAACAACGACAGCGCCCGCTATCTGCGGAATGGCATGAGGATTGATTTCCTCGCCGCTGCCGATGACAGCCTGAAGGCCTCGGCCACGATTGTCAGCGTTAACAAGATTCCTGGCGACGCCACTTCTGGCGCGACCATCACGGTCGGCCCGGCGACTTCTGCCGCTGTCCTGGCCTCCGGCGACAGCATCGTGGTCAGCGGTTCGCTGAACAAGGTGATGGCCGGTCTGAAGAACATTGTTGATGACACCGGCACCTTCCAGGGCGTCAACCGCTCGAACGTTCCCACGTTCAAGGGCAACGTAATCGCGCTGTCCGGCTCTCCGGCGCTGGCCCGCGACCACCTGCGCCGCGCTCTGGCGCTGATCCAGGTGGCGCGTGGCTCGATTGACATGAGCCAAGTTGAGATTTGGTCTCACCCGTCCCAGCTTCACTCCTATATGGACATGGGATGGTCGCTCAAGCGGTTCCAGGGCAGCAATGCCCGCCAGCTTGATTTGGGCTACACGGCAGTCGAATGGGAGGGAGTGCCGTGGGTTATTGCCACGGACATGCCCAAAGATCACCTGTTCGTGCTGGATCGCTCCAGCATGTTCAAGGTGCGGGCGCGTGAGTTGTCATTCGACGACCGCACCGGATCGATTCTCCGCCAAGTGCCTTCGTCCACGGCTGGCCGGTATGACGATGCCTTCGTTGCCTTCCTCCTGTTCCGGGGCAACATCGGCTCGTACTCGCCAAACAGCAACACCAAGGTTAATGGTTTGGCGGTTCCGTCCGGCTATTAATGGATACGGCGCATAAGGGTTACTAATCTTCACCCGCAGCACGCACAACCAACCCGCCCTGACGCTCTCTAACCGGAGGGCGCAGGGCGGCCCCCAAAATATTTGAAAGGAAGGTTCGGAAACTATGCCCAAGGGCAGATCAACTGGTACTGGCGAATACATCTACGGCTATGACCCGCAGGACATGGCCGAGTCCATCGCAAGCGATGCGCTAAAGGGCGGCGCTCCCACGCTGGACGTAAACGGCGTGCGCGACAGCCGCGTGAGCACCAAGACCGACCCCGACGCGGGGAGCGAGGAGTAGCTGACGAATGGCTATCACTGTTAGCCAAGTTTTGGATTTTCCCTCCGCCAGCATTAAGCGTCTCGACATACCAGGAGACGTTTTTCTTGGCGTCGTGGAGTTGGCCGGAGATTCCAGCTATCCGACCGGAGGATATCCGATTACCCCGGCGCTGCTCGGCCTAATGAACATCAAATTCGCCGTTCCGCTGGCTACAAATGATGGCCATGTTGCGGTTCTCGATCAGGCGAATATGAAGGTGAAGCTGTTTGTGGGCGACAACCCGAACGCCTCCGTTGGCCCGCTCGTTGAAAAGGCGAGTGGATCAAACGTCTCCACCACCAGGATTTACTTGCTCGTTGCTGGAGTCTAAACGATGCCATTTCCTGTAGTGCTTCGGCGCGGCATTACCGAACGCATTCTGGACACCTCCGGGCCTGCCCCAGTCACGGGCTGGCAGGCATCACTCCCGGTTGACATGGGTGGAGCACGACTGGCGTGGCAGACCAAATTTGGAAGCCCGCCGGCTTCTGTCAACGTGGTCCTCGAAGGCACCATTAATGGAACCGATTGGGCGCAGATTGATGCCAGTACAAATGTTAACGGCGATGTGCGAATTGTTATTGTCGAAGGATTGCTGGCGGTTAGGGCTACGCTTCAAGCCCAAAGCGGCGGAAGCTGGGTGAATGTTTACGTTCGCGTGAGGTAACCCCCCAACAAACACACCATCTCGATTTCCGGCTGCGTGCGCGGGTGAACACACGCAGCCTCCATGAAAGTTTGTCGTTTTGCATTACTAGCGTTCATCGTTGCGCTGGCTATGGGACTTCTGCTGCCTCGCCACATCAATGCCGTGGTCAGCCTGTCGCCGACAACGACCATTGCCAAAGAGCGCGATAACAACACATCCGCCTGCGGCACGGACTATCAGTCCAAGGCGTACTGTGACCAGGCATATGGCCCGTTCCTCGGCTGGACTGACAGGCGGACTGGCGCAACAGTTCTGACCAATCCGTACAACATCGCTCCGGCGAACACCTCCAAGGGGCGCGGGAGCTTTGGCGACATTCACAACCTGCTCCCGGCGGGAATGCAGGACGTTCCAGTGTTCGCGCACATGCAGTCGTGGTTCAGCGGGCCGCAGTCCCGCACGGAAACCAATGACGGCGTGGTGTATCCGGCCACCAGCGGACACAAGATGAACGGCGTGATTGACTGCACCTGGCAGGTTGATTGTGCCACCACCGGACTATCCATTGCCAGGGCGCGTGCCCAGGCAGTTCTGAAAGACCTGTGGGAACGCGGCTACGACGGACTGTTTGCCGACTGGTCTGGCGGCAGGAACACCTGCGGCAACGGCACCAGAAACTTCTCCCAGAGTTGTGGCATTGCCGATTCTCTCTACCGCCGCGACGTTCAACACCAGCTGCTCATGGACGAGATGGCGGCCAACTATCCGTCAATGAAGTACGGGATCATTTACACCGAATCCGGGATCAAGTTTGGTAACAACTGCGGCCCAGGTTCCGGTTACGACGATGGCGAAGCGAAGCAGATGGAGCAGGTCAAATGCGTGGAGGGCAAGCTGCGTGCTGACATGGCCTATGCCAGGGATCATTATTTCAACCAGCCCGTTTATTGGAAGGTCAACAATCAGCCGGTGATTGGCTGGTTTGTTTGCGAGACCTGCGAGATCGTGTTTTCGCAATGCACGTCTGCGAATCCGTGCTTCTTTACTGACAATACCACCACCTGCACCAGTGGTAGCGGGTGTTGGTCAACCCTGTGGACAAGGCTGAAAAGTTACACCCAAAACACCCTTGGGGTGAACATCAAGTTCATCTTTAGGCACTCCACCGGTATGACTAAGACCAGTTCAGATGGCGGATTTCAGTGGAAAGAGCCTCGCCCAGAGAGCGGTAGCGCGATCACGGTTGAAAGCCAGGAGGATTGGCGCAGGAAAGACAATCCCGCCGATCCGAATTCAGATACCTATGTGACCCGCTTCTATCGTGTCGGTTCTCAGGAATGGGATAACGGTAAGGTTATTGTTGCCTTGGCGAAGAAGGGCGTTGATTTCCGCAATGCGTCATGGCACTACCAGACCAGCGATAGCGTCACGGCGCAGCAGTGCGGGCAGGTGTGGCTTGACAGCTTCTTGGAGATGGCAAGAAACAACTACTTCACGCCATCCAAAAAACCGCACGCCATCAATGTCGGAACGTGGGATGACTACGAGGAGGGCAGCGAGGTTGAGACCGGCATAGATAATTGCTGGCGCGTAAACGGAAGTATGTCCAGCGGCATTCTCAACTGGTCGCTGACGGCGACCGATAACCGATACGCGCAGCTTCGCACCCTGGATCACTTAACGGTCTTTGTGACCACCGACGGCGTGAATCTCACGCCAGTTGTGGATGGCATTCCGCCGTCTGCGGCAGGTACGGTTGATCTAAATACTCTCAACCTACCCGCAGGCTCATACACATTATGGGTGAAAGCCTGGGGCAAGCCCGGACTGCGTAATGACATTTCCCAGGTTGGCACGTTCACCGTCACGTCAACTGGTGGTGGGCTGCCACAGCAGCCGCCGCCACAGGCGACCCCGCCATCGGAGGGCGGAGCGCCGCCTACACCCAAGCCGAAGCCGGTTAACCCAAGAACTACAGGTACGAAGGGGATCACGATTCTGTAATGGCTGAGATACCAGCAGGATTTGGCCTGGAGACGCGCAAGCGAGATGACGGGCGGCTCGACCTGATTGGCCGCGATGACAGTGGGCACGAATATGTGGCCCGCACCACAGACGGCCCAGGCATTACCGAGAAAGACCTGCAGGCGCTGGCCGCCATAGACCGTGAGCGCACAAATGCCCGCGAGTTTACGCAGCGTGTGATCCAGCAGGCCAGGCGCAGCCAGGAAGAATTTGCTGAGCGGATGTTGGAGGACTTTCTGGAACCAGCCGAGCGTGTGGCCCACGCTGGCCTGCATCGCTCTGAAAGCACGGTTTCGCTGGCTGGCGCTTACGAGCGCGGACGCCGGTATTTCGAGTGGAAGAAATCCATAGGACTAGGAGGATAGATGCCGCTTTACGTTTACTCGCCGGAAAACCTGCCGGACTTCCGTCCGGGGTTCAGCCGGGAATACATCGAAGCCGACGGGTTCGTGATTGGCCCGCTGAAAGCTGGTGAATGGCACGAACTGGACACCAAACGGCGCAGGGTGTTTTCCGACTACCAGGACAAGCACGGCCGCGAGGTCATGTTGACCGACAAAGATGCCGCCAACTTTATCCGCGAACGATTCGCGGAACGAGGGCTGGTAGTGGCTACCGATCTGGAGTTGCACACTAAGCGCGAGGAACTGGAGCGCGAGGCACGGGAGCGAAATCTTGAGTTCCGCAAGCGCCTGGTTTCTGAGTACGAGTTCCAGGCGGACGAGGCCCGCAACGCGGGCCGCAAGGTTCCGCCAGTGTCGAAGTATTTGGAGGAGTCCTACCGGATGCTCGACATGACCAACCCCTACAGCTTCGAGGCGATTCAGGCGGCCCGCAATCCTGGCAACGCGGTCGCGCAGGACATTGCCAAGGCGCTGACGGATGCTCTTGCGCCGTTCGTTCAGTTGCTGAAGCAGATCGCCGAGAGCCAGAATCCACCTCCGCCTGCTCCGAAGCGGACGGTTGAATCCGAGGCGGACGACCGCGAGGTTGATTTCTCTGTGGACGAACCAGCCGCTTAGTAATGGAGCATGGCGATGACCGTGGCTGAGGTGTGGGCAATAATCGCCACAACCGCGAACTTTGTCTATTTGGTGCGCTGGGCCTACAAGCGCGTGTTCAACTACCAGATCAGCGAAGCGTTCGTGGAGGATGTGGCGACCAACCATCTGCCTCACATACAAGCCTGCCTTCACCTGATCGCCGTGAAGCTAGGCATAGAATTGCCTGAACCGCCTCCGATTAAATTCATTCGACTTAACGGAAGGCACCACTAAGGGGCCAATTGGCTGCGTGCGCGGGCGATGAGGAAGCGCAGCCATGAAAAACTCTTTCTGTACATGTCTTGTACTTCTGACTGTCGCAGTTTTGGCGTTCGGACAGGGTTCCAAGCGCGAGGATGCGGCCCTGGCGGGAAGCACGCCTATTGCATATCCCCAAGTCCGCGTCTGCTCTGAGGCGGCTACGGGTACGCCGTGTGCGCCGCTGGCGACCATCTACACAGACAAGACGCTCACCACGGCCAAGCCAAACCCGTTCACCGGAGACGCCTTCGGGAACTTCGAGTTCTACGGCGCGCCGGGATGGTACATGGTGCAGGTGTCCGCGCCTGGCGTGCAGACGTACACCTACAAGGTGCTTTTGCCGCCAGATGTGGCAAATGCCACGTTCCAGACACTGAACGTGTCCGGCGTGCTGACCATTTCCGGCTCGTTCACCGCCGCCTCGTTCTCTACCAATGCGGTGAATCCCGCCACAAGCGGCACCGTAAAGCTGGCAAAGGGCGACCAGATTTGCTGGCGAAACGAGGCCAACAGCGCCAACGTCTGTATTTCAAAAAACTCCAGCGACCAGATTATTGGGGCGGTCGCTTCGACGCCGCTGATATCCAGCACGATTAATCCTGCGGTGAGCGGGCAGGTTAGGCTGGCGAAGTCGGACACGATCTGCTGGCGCAACGAAGCCAATACTGGCGATGTGTGCCTGAGCAAGAACACCAGCGACCAGTTGATCGGGGCAAGCGCCACTGCTCCCTTCATCACCAACAGTGCGAACCCCGCCTCCAGCGGGACCTTCCGCCTCGGCAACGCCGACCAGATTTGCTGGCGCAATGCGGCCAACACATCCGATGTATGCCTTAGCAAAAACAACCTTGATCAAATCGTCGGAGCAAACGCAACGGCTCCACTGTTAAGCCCGAAGCCAAACATTGCCGATACTGGCACGGTTCGCATGGCCCAGGACGACCAGATTTGCTGGCGCGACGAGGGCAACCTTGGAAATGTATGTCTGAGCAAAAACGACAATAACAGCATTCAGCTTCCCAATAACGGTTTTACTTTCGGCGTTGGCGGTAGTCCTGTAAGCCGCCCGCCGATTGGCCTGTGGAATCCGTTTACTACCGGAGACCTGGGTGGCACCAGCACGCTTGCTAAGTGGAAGCCGCACGTGAACGTTGCCACTGAGCGCTTTCAGGTGTGGCTTGCCACGCCGGGGGCGGGGTGCTCAACCCTGCCCGTGTTGAAGCTGAGAAACGAAACCACCTCCACCGACATTGCTTCCATCACGGTCTCGAACGGAACACAGTTTTTTGATGTCGCAGCGAATAGCGACGTGAACGCGAACGACGTTCTGTCCGTGGCGATTACGACCGCTGCCGCTGGCTGCACCACCACTCCGCTGGCCGCCAAGGCGACTGTCGCGTTTGTAACCAGGTAAATCATGCCCGTTGTATCGCAACTGACAACAACCGGGGCGGTAATAGGCCGTGGTCTAAACGCCTTCAGCCTGATGGAACTGGTCAAGCGCCGCGTGCCCGGATACGAGGATGTCGAGTACCTGTCCGAGGTGAACGCGGCCTACAACGAGGTGTGGCAGGAGGTAATGCAGATTGACGAGTTGTACTTCAGCGACGTGCAAACTCTCACGGTTACTGCTGAAGGTGACACGTTCGACTTTGTGAACAACATTTACGCGAACCTTGGTTTTGCCATACCCAGAATGCACCAGATTCACCGGGTTCGCGTGCAGCTTCCTGGCACAAACCAGATGCACGCCGCAGTGCCGACGCACCTGAATAGCCCGGATTTTGTGGGAATTCAGCGGAACACTGACAGGTCACCCTACAGCGGCCCGCCATTTTTCTACGTCCCGTTTGGCATTGGCGGAGTGCAGTTCGCCAGGAAGTTGCCTGTGAATAGCAAGATCGAGGTGTTCTTTACCTTCGGAATGGTGGACTTAGTGCTCCTGGACAAGGGGCAGGTAACAAGCAGCGGGACGGCGGTGACTGGCGCGGACACGTTTTTTACGAAGGTGGTGTCGCCGGAATTGGCTGCCGCACTGCCGTCACAGACGCAGCCATCTGAAAGCCAAATCGAGGCGGAGATCATCGTGGCCGGTGTTGCCTACCACGTCAGCGAGATCACCAACGACACCCTGCTCAAGACTGCAAGCGCGATCACGCCGGGACTCGGCCAGGCGCAGGACTACATTCTTGCCCTTGTGCCTGAGCTTCCGCACTACGCGCACAGGACAATTGCCGACATCGCAACACGGAACATCCTGAGCACTCCTGGAGATGATCCGCGCTTTGGTGAATGGGCCGCGATAGCTGGCGCATCCCTGCTAAGACTGAAGAACACCCTTCAGGAGAGGCAGCGCCAGAAAGCCCCGCGCAAGCAGCGTTTTCCGTACAGCGCAAGTTACACCTTGAGCCGGTATCGCCCTGTCTAGTTACCAATGCCCAGAAGAAGCACAGGACAAACGACCATAATCGCTGGCAGCAATCTCGGCTACAACGGGTACGCCGACCCAAGCGCTCTTGGGCCGCGCCAGTGGAAGGCATGCGCGAACGTGTACTCCGGCCAGCACGGCAAGATTCGCCGTGCCCGTTTTGCCGAGGCGGTGACGCCCAATGTTTCTGCCGGAATTGTTCCGTCCAGCTTCGCGTTCCCGTCGCAGGGCGCGATCTTCGACTCCCTTTACAACTTCCGCGATGCTTCCGAGACCATCATTCCACCAGCTCTGCCCAACCTGCTGGAGAACCCAGGATTCGAGCTTGGCAGCCAGTCATGGGAGGGCGGAGCGGGGGTTACGTTTGAGAACGACCCCACCAAGGCGAAGTCTGGCAGCTATTACTGCCGCGTCGAGCGCACGACGCAACTAGACTTCGCGCAGGCTTATGCTACCGGCGGGAGAAAGAGATATCCAGTCTCACCCGGAGACGTGGTTCGCATCAGTGGCTATCTCATGCGTGAGGCCGGGGATGGCAGAGTTGCCATCTACGCCCATGCGGTAAAGGTTTTGGGTGATCCGCACGAAACACAGTTCCCTCTCACGTTGGCGGTGACTGCTCCCAATGGAGAGTGGCAGCTAGTTTCCGGCGATTTTACCGTTCAGCCCGGCATGGCCTACGTGGAGTTCGTTATCACTGTGGGCCTGAATGCAACGCAGAACACGATTGCCAGGCTGGATGACCTGTCGCTGACGATTCGCAAATCCACCAACAAAGACAGGACGCTGAAGGGACAGTCAATACTGCTTGGCGACATCAACCGCAAGCTGTTTGCCTTCGATACGGCGTACTCCTACGCATCGTTCCAGAGGTTCAACAAGTATGTTGACCCCGGCGGCGCTGGCGTGGAGGAGATGGCCGGGCCTTGGTCGCGCAGTTCGATATTCAACCTGCTGTTCGAGATGAATGGCAAGGTGAAACAGACGGCCAGAGGCAGCGGAGCTACCACGATAGAGGGCTGGGGACTGGACGCTCCAGACGCATCTCCCGCTGTCAACGTGGCGGCTGGAGGGATAACCAAGACGGTTGGGCGAAGCTACAGCTATGCCTGGGAAAACGAGGGCAAATCGCATGTCGGGCCACCGTCACCGGCGACTGCATTTGTGGCGTATCAGTCGCAACAGGGAACGATTGACTGCGTTCAGCCGGGCACCATTACCGCAGACGGCACAACCACCATACGCGGGAGCGGCACGGCATTCAGCCGGGCCTGGATTGGCAAGCGGCTATGGATTGAAGGTCGCGGTGGAGGAACGGTATCTCTTTCTGGCGGCGGTGACACCAGCAGCAGCGGCCCAGCTACTGGTGGTGCTGGCCCTTCACCACGGATTGTGCAGGTCAACAGCCCGACCGAAATGGCGGTGGATGTGGCAGTGCCGCCGATCAACAACGCCCGCTTCCAGGTGTTTGATCCGCAGACAACGCACGTTCGTCTCTACGCCACGGCAGACGGGGGCGCTACCTACTTCCGCGTTCAGCGCAATGTGTTCAACACTGCCGAGGGCGATATAAGCGTTGCCGGTCTCAGGTTTGTAGATACCGATAACAGCGAACCGCCGCAGGGCAATTTCACGAGCGAGCAGGCGCAGTTCTTCAACGTGCCCCCGCCGGTGGGCGCGGCGGTGTACGAGTACCAGTCGCGCATGATTATCTTTCGCGTGCCCGGTGCTCCGCACACGCTGTTCTATACCAACATCGAACTGACAACGGTTGGCAACCCGCCAGAGGGAAGCGCCCCGCTCAACCAAATCACGCTGCCTCTGCGTGACGCGGAAATCATGGGCTGCGGCGCGGTGCCGACAGGACTGGTAGTTTGGAGCAACCGCTATGACATGTTCAAGATCACCGGCCTGCTCACAGATAACTCCGTGAGTGGCGCGGTACAGCTTGGCGCTAGCGTTCAGCGTCTGCCCTACGAGTTGGGGATTGCATCACCAGAGGCGCGGGTGGTCACGCCGCTGGGACTGATCTGGCTTACCAGCGACCGCGAGGTGTGGCTGTTTACCGACCAGTACGCGCCGCGAAACATTGGCCGCCCGGTACAGGATGTCTTGTCCACCATCAACCCAGATGTCATCCACCTGGCGAAGATGCGCTACATCCACGGCGATGACCGTAACTGGGTCGTGCTCGCCGTGCCTACCGGAGACGCGACATTCAACAACACGTTGCTGATCCTGGACATTGACATGCTGACCAGCGGCGGCCAGCAGTCGTTCTTCGTATTTGACGCCATCCAGTCGCAGCCCGCCTGGTACGTGTTCAGCGTGGCGGCGAATGCGATAGAAGCGGTTGTGGACGCCTACGGCTATACACACCTGATGGCTGGCGAATTTGACCGCATTCTGGACATTACCTACCGAGAGGGGTGGTTCCGCCAGGGTGACGAACTAGAAGTCCCTGGCTTTGTCACGTTGCACGCCATCGGTAACGAAAACGCCGACGTGGTGAAAAGACTGGCGTGGGTGCGGTTCGTTACAAACCGCGATCCCAAAGATATCCAGGCGGAGGGCTGGCGTTTCCGCGTGGACGCCGTGGACGATGACGTGTACACGTTCGACAATCCGAAATCGCTTGATCTTCTGCCCGGCGTCAACAGCCCATCGGTTGGACACAGCGCGGCGGGCGGAAGGATCGTGCAGCGTTCGCAGCAGTTTTCCCCTGCCATGTTTAAGACGCAGGGGGTGAAGTCGGTTCAGGGGCGCAGGTTCCTCTTTACCGTCAACTTTCCCAGCGGCGCGGGTGACTTTGAACTACAGAGCATCCAGCTTCAACTGGAGCCGGTCAGGAGGTAGTTTATGCTGTCGCCGCTTGATGATCCCCTTGCCAGAGAGCAAGTATTTACCGGCGGAAGGCTCAGGTTTACGCCCACGCCGCCTACTACTCCACTTCCGCCTGCCCCAAGGCCGATAGCGCCTGTCAGCTATGTTAATCCACCGTCGGTTCCGGCGAGTAGGGTTACCCTTGCGCCGTCTGTGTCGGCATCGCCAGTATTGCCTTCTCCGCCCCAGGCTCCAGCGCCGTTTACAATGCAGGCTCCCGTTGCTCCTGCTCCATTCAACATGCCGGTTCCGGTTGCCCCGGCAGCCCCTGATCTGTCCGCGAAACCGCTGGCTGCACAGGCCGTCCGCGCCACGGGACATGGTTTTGATCCGGCGTATTTGCAAAACCTGGCGGTCAACTATGCCGCAACGTCGGTCAGGCCTGACGTACTTGAGTTTGATCCAAGGCGGGTTGAGAGCTTTCAGCAAGCCTTGGGGGTGCGCACGATGGGCGGTGGTAACGCGCCCACGCTGGGAGCGCCTGTGAGCTTGCTGGAAAAGGCGCTTGCCGGGATGCGCGAACGAGAAACGAAGCGAGGCGAGTATCAGAAGCAGGTCGAGGCGTACAACCGCGACGTTTCCAACTATGGCCAGGCGCGGCAGGCATATCAAGCAGCCGTTGACAAATACAATCGCGATGTTGCTGCCTACCAGCAGGCCAAGGCGGAACACGACAGGTTGGTCGCGGAATACAACAAGAAACTGGCCGAGTACAACAAGCAGGCGGCTGCGGCTAAGGCAGCCCCGCCTGCTCCAGCGCCGGTTACTGTAACCCCGCCGCCAGCCCCTGCCCCGATTGCCGTAACGCCAGCGCCCACCCCGGTTACTTCACCGCCGCAATATCCCATTTCGCGGGCGGCATCGTCTTATCCTTCTTATTATGGCGGTGTTCCGACTGCTTATCTTGGTCGGAGGCCAGCCCTGCTGTAGGAGGCTAGTATGGGCGCTTTTCTAATGCCGGTTGGCTATCCGATATTGGGCGATCCGCTGATGGCGGCCAATCCTATTGACTGGGCCGGAATCCAGCGTGCCGTGTCCAAACACGAGTCGGACAAGGGCAAGCGCAAAGAGCTAATAAATCAGATGATCGGCCCCTGGCTTCAGCAGGCCGGTCTGTCTGCGGCTGGGTTCGACACCGCCATGCGCTACGCGGCGGATGTGTCGCCGTATATCGAGGCCGCATCTCCGCTGATTGACCAAGCGGCAAGCTATTACGCTGGAATCTCGCCGCTGATAGACGAGGCACGCGGTTACATCGCGGGGGTGTCTCCGCTGATCGGCAAGGGCGAGAGCGCCCTTGGCAAGGCTCTCTCCTATATCGGAGAAGCAACGCCACTCTATAAGCAGGGTGTCGGCTATGTGGAGAAGGCCAGCCCTTACATCGAATCCGTCACACCGATCACACAGGAAGGCATTGGTTACATCCGTGACGTGACGCCACTGGCGGAGCAACTGCAACAGCTTTTGCTCGACAGGATGAACCTGGGTAGTCCGTATTACCAAGAGCGCCAGCGGCAGGCTTTCGAGCAGGTAGCACGCGACTATGACCAAGCTGCCGGACAATTGGCCGCGCAGCTTGCCACTCAGGGCTTGGCCGGAGGCGGTTCTGCCGCCGCCGCTGTTGCTGGTTTGCAGCAGGCGCGTTCACAGTCTCTCGCGCAGGCGTTCCTGGAAAACCTGTTCCAGAACGAAAACTTGCAGATGCAGGCCGCCGGACAGCTTCCCAACGTGGCCGCCATGCGGTTCAACCAGGCGGCTGGTATGCGTTCTCTCGGTGAGTTGCCACTTCAGCAAGCCCAAGCGCGTATGGGACAGGCTGAGCAGATGCGTGGCCTGGCGCAGATTCCAATCCAGCAAGGAACCGCTGCGACCGGAGTTGGACAAGGCTATGCCGATCTGGGCCGCCTGCGCCTTGGTCAGGCCGATGCCACCGCTGGGCTGGGACAGCTTCGCGCCGCGCAGGGCGCAGGATTCAACCAGCTTGCTGGTACGCGCCTAAATCAGGCGCAGGCCAAGACCAGCCAGGCTGACCTGTTCAACCAGATCGCCAGAGGTCGCGGCGCTCTTGCCGCTAGTCTCAACCCAAGGGAGGCCGTTGGCACAATAGATTTCGGCCCCGATGCTGGTGGTAGCTGGACGGATGTCTTGAATGGCGTAGGCAACGCTATCGGACTAGGTGCCAAAGTAGCGCTGCCGTTCCTGTTCTAAGCAGAGGAAAAGTTTTAATGCCAGTAAATTTTCCTGAGTTAGTTCCTCCGCCGGTGAATATTCCGCTGGTTGGAGTCCCGGAATATCCGACCATTGATCAAGCAGCGATTGACAGGATTCTAGGGCCGGAACCTATCCACAGGATTACCAGGCCAGGATTTTGGGGAACCCTTGGTCGGGTGGTGCAGGGCATTGGTCTTGCGCTTAACCCTGAACTTGCCGAACGGCAACTTCAGTACCAACGTGCCAAGGCCGAATTGATTATGCGGGCGCAACAGGCAGCGGATGAAGCTGCCCGTCGCCGGGAGGAGCAGGAACTTCGCCGTCAGCAGTTAGAGATTCAGCGTCAGCAGGCAGAGGAACAGGCTCGCCACAATAAGGCGATGGAGCAGATCAAGGAACCCCAGAAGTGGGAGCGCGTGGAGACTGACCAGGGCGTCATGTACGTTAACCCATACACCTTGGAGGAACGCCCCGCTGGATTCCAGCCCAAACCGGAAAAGCCTAAAACGTTGGCCGAAGCGCTGCTCAGCAATGATCCCGCTGTTCAGGCGAGGGCGCGGCAGGCGTTAGAAGCCGAGGAGAGCATACGCGCCAGATACCGCACGCCAGAAGGCGCAAACACCAGGGATGTGGCCGCGATTATTCAGACCGTTAACAGGGCCGAGTCGGAGATGGCCAATATTGACCGGCTTGTCTCCGCCGCGAATGAATTATTAAATCATCCAGGACTGGAGGGAGCGACCGGCAAGAGCGGACTGCTACTGGCAAATATTCCAGGCACAAGTGCTGCCGATTTTCGGGCCAAACTGCAAACCTTGAGGTCGCAGATTGCATTCAACACGCTCCAGGCGATACGAAATGCCTCCAAGACCGGAGGTGCGCTTGGCAGTATTAGCGAGCGCGAGCTTGAGTTGCTGCAAAACAATATTGATTCCCTAGACCTGTCGCAGTCCGGGCATCAGTTCCGCCAGTCGCTAAACAATATCATCTCCACTGCCCAGAACCTCAAGCTGAGAGCGCAGGAGGCGGCGCAGAGGGAGATTGAGGCGCTTAGCGGCGGCTCGCGCCAACCGCAAAAAAACCGCACGCTTTTCACCACTGGGCAATCGCAATCTCGCGTAGCACCGGAGGGTACGGTTATCGAGGTGCAGGGCAGGCGAATGATCAAGAGGGGGGGCAATGGGTTCCACTTCAGTAGCGCCATTCATTGACCTGCCTAAAGGTGCTCGCGTTATCAGCGTGCCAAACGCAGCGCCGCAGTACACGGATCTTCCGGATGGTGCCATCGTTGTCACGCCTGGAGCGGGAGCCACGATCAGCGCCGCGCCAAACACCGTGGCTGAGAAGGTTCGCAGATTGCGTGCGTCTCTCGCGGAGCGCCTGAGTCGCGGACAAGGCGAGGGCGCTGGAGAATTTATGGGCAGCGTGCTGTTGGGGCCGCTGGATGTTGGCGCTGGATTGGCCGAAATCTTTGGTGAGGGCAGATTGGGCCAGGGGCTAAAAGATGTCGGCTCCGGCCTGCTCCAGGCGGCAGAGATTCCAAGCTATTTTTATGCCCCAGGCTCTGCCAAGGCCGTTCGCCAGGCAGAGAAAGTGGCTGCCCTGAGTCGCTCAATCGGCGGCAAGGCGGGTTCCGCTGCTGGCGGAGCGCTGGAGGTTGTCGGGGGCGTGCTTGATTCCAATCTAGCAGGCACGATAAGCCCGCGACTGCCGCACCTCGGGAGAATCGCACGCGCAGCCGGTCAGACCGTAAAGTCCAAGGCCAGCGCCCTTGCAAAGGCCAAGGGCGCTCCGGCGGTAGAGGGCGAGGTTGCCGTTACCCGCTATCGTGTTCCCGAGGCTAAAAGAGTTGGCGGTCAACTGCAAACGCCAGCCGAGGTGATCGAGTCTGGCGCGATTCCTGGCAGGGACTTCCCGCAGGTGGGCATGGGGCGTGAGATTACGAAACCAGCCTCGCGTGTCAGCAACATCGGAGAGTATGAGTCGCTTGGTTATAGGCCAAGGCCGGTAAGCGTCAAGGGGGCGAAACAGGCCTATCCGCGCGCTAGCCGTGGCTTTGTTGAGAGTCGCGCATTACAAGATGACATCAGGCAGATTCAGCAGGAGCAAATGCTTAAGGATGAGCTGCGCTCCAGCCGCGGGCAAGCGCCGCTCAAGACGTATCAGCGCAGTCGTATTGCGCCGGATCAGATTGGAGAAATGTTCGATGACCCGCTGATGCGGCAATTCGAGAAGGACGTGATCCAGAAAGGCCCGAAGGAGCACGGACTAAAAGCCACGGCGACGCGGGCCGAGGGGCTGTGGAGGGGTGCCCCGGAGCCTAGTTGGATTGTAGAGGCCCAAGGTAGAGAGAGCGATATAATCCGCTATGCCGGACAGGCTGGGGCAAAAGGCGACCAGAAAGCAGTAGCTGTGTTCCTGAAGGATGCGAACGGCCCAGATGCACGCTATGTTATCAGCGGCATCAAGAACAGGCCGCTGGCCGCCCGCCTGCTTAAGGCCGCAGGACAAGATGGCGCAACCTTTGTGGGCGATAAGGCCATCATCTTTGACATGGGCGGAAAGAGGCTGAACAGCATTACGCAGATGGCGCAGAAGCGCGGTCTTAGCGTTTCCGCGCCGGAGAGGGGCCAGTTTAAGCTGCTGTTCCAGGACGACTTCGACACCGCCCTGCGTGAGGCGTCGGACTTCCGTACCAGGGGTACAATTATTATTCTTGGCCCGCAGGTCGGCAAAAGGGCTGTGGTTGAGTAAGCGCTATGAGTCTCCGGGAATACGCTGGAAAGAAGTTTTCTGAACTTCCTCTTTGGCTTAAAGGCGTTCGCATTCTGGCGTGGCCCATCGTGTGGGCGGCCTGGGTTCTAATTGTGCCTCCGCTCATTCTTCTGAAGCGGTGGGCGGAAAGACCGCTTCCTAGGCACTGGACAGACGAGGTGCTTGAAAGGAGGCAAACCGCGGAGGATCACCGTAGAATCATGGCGTATAAGTTCGGATACCCATATCCCCGCCCGACGCCACAATCGGCGACGCTGGAAGAACTGCTGGAATGGAAGCGCAACAGCGAACTGACACATGAAAGCAGGATTGCCAAACTGCAAGGCATGATCGAACAGGGCAAGCGCCTTGGCGTGCCAGTGGACACTTTTGAAAGGGAATTGGCGATCCGAATGGATGACCAAAACAGAGGTGTCCCACCGGGGGTGCTTCACCACATAGCCAGGCGGATTCAAGAACAGTAAACAGTCAGAAGTTTGTTTTGCTAGCGCCCACCATTCTGGTGGGCATTTTTATTGCCCATGACAATCTATCTCGTACCGTTGCCACCAACCAAGCTGGTCAGGCGTGGCAGGGTGAACAGTCACGCCTATGTGAAGCTGGATCGTGAATCTGAGCACCACCTAAAGGCGCTGGCCAAACAGCTTCGCAATCGCGGGATCGCGCAGGTGGTTGCCGCCGATATCCATGAACAGGCCGCCAACCTCCTTGCCAAAGAAATCGGAGCACAGAAGCGAGTAAGCCAGAAGTTGCGCGGGTTCAACTTCGGTCGTTTCTCTGGCCGTCACACCGATGAGGTTGACAAGGTTCTACTTGACCTGTTCAAGCAGTGGTCGCGGAATCAGATTGTGCCCATCGCCGGGGGCGATTCCTGGGTGAGCTACGAGCGTAGATTTATCGCTTTCGTTCGCAGATTGCTGGATTCACCCGAGCACGACATTGCGCTGCTTCTGGAGCCGCGTGAGATTGCGGTTGTGCGCAGCATTGTTATGCCCGGCGATCCGGATCGGCCTAACTGGATCGTGCTTACCAGCTTTGGCCATGCCGATATCAAACCCGTAATTTATCGTGTCGTTATAAAAGAGGGGGCAGAGAATGCCGCAGCCATTTAGGCCGTGGAACCAGGTTCCGCGTGACCCGGCGATGTCCGCCGAAACCTATCAGTTCTTGGTTTGGGTGCAGCAGTCCATTATGCAGCTGCTGAGCGCCGTTATCATTCTGCCCGCTCCAGAGATTACGACCAAGGGCCTGCACCAGGCTGTGCGGATTGACTGGGACGAAGTTCCTGGTGCTCTCAAGTATTACATTTTCGAGAACGTGACGGCGGCGTTGCCGTCGAACCCGCTGGCTGTCATTCCCGCGAATCTGGCGCGTACCAAAAACTCTTATCTCCGCAGTGGCCTGACTGATACCAACACTCGCTATTACGCAGTTCAGGCAGTAGGGCCGAACGAGTCGAAGGGTGCTCTCAGCGCCTTCAAGACTGGATTTGCCGCAAGCATCTAGATGTTTGCATTCAAGAAAACCGTCGTGTCCGACGGTGCCGCTCCCCAAACCTGGTTTGCGATGGGTGTTTTCTACGCCCTGCACTCACTACTGGCCGGAGGCAGGTTCGTAGTGACGGCTGTCAGAGACGGAAAGCACGAGCCTGGGAGCAAGCACTACACCGGCGAAGCATTTGACATGCGGGTTTGGTATATCACGCCGGAGCAACGCGCTCGTATCGTCGAGAAGGCACGCGAATTGTTAGACCCGCTGGGCTACGACATCATCTCCGCTGAGACGCCCGGCCATCAGGATCACGACCATTGCGAGTTCGATCCAAAAGAGGGCGAGATATGGGTTTCTTCGGTCAACTAATCGAGCTTGTCAAGCCGTATCGCTTCCGCATTCTGCTTGCCCTGGTAGCGGCCCTGGTTGGGTTCACGTGGCTGTCCCACCAGATCGCCGTGGAACGCGCCGAGGCCGCCGCCGACGCGACCAAGAAGGCGCAGGACGAGGTGATCAGCTACTTGGACGAGCGCGAAAAGGAGCGCAGAGAGCAACTTGATCGAATCTTGGAGCAACTGGAGCAGGTGAAGCGCCAGGTGCGACAGCCACGCGATATCGTGCGCGAGATACCCGCCTACATCCGCCTTCCCAAGCCGATTGAACTCCAAGGGTCACAGAATGTGCCTCCGCCGCCGATGTCGGCGGTGGTTCCACCTGAGAGCGTGAAGCCGTTGTTCGACCATCTGGTTGATTGCAGGGCGTGTGAGGTGAGGCTGGCCGAGGCCCAGCAGACGATCCGGGATGACCAGCGGCGGATGGAGGCAATGCAAAAGAAACTGGAGGCGGAGGAAAGGAAGCACAGGCTTGGATTCAAGCAGGTTTTGAAATGGCTCGTGATTGGAGGTGCAGGCGGATATGTCGCTGGCAGGATTTTTTAAGTTCCTTGGCGGAGCGTTTTCGGAGCTTAACGGATGCCCCAGCTTCTCCAGGTTGGCGACCGGCGCGATTGTGGCCTTCTCATTGTTCTGGGTGACATGGATCGTAGTCCACAGTTCGCAGCTTCCAGACCTGAGCGAACTGGCGTTGTTCATCACGACGCTCTATGGCACCAACAAGCTGTCGAGTGCATTCAAGGGCGCGGACAAATCAACCGTTACAAACGGAGGCACTGAACAAAATGAAAGTCGCGGCGCTCTCCCTGTTGCTGGCAATTAGCGCCGCTGCGGGCCTGGCGCAACCTGCGCCACAGGCGGAGGAGCGGTTCATATCCGAGGTGGTTCTACCGGCTACGGTTCTCTTGTACTACCAGGGGGACGGCCAGATGATGGCCGTATGTACGGCTGTCGCCATAGACCACAAGGGCGAGACGTACACCTTCGCCACCGCCGGTCACTGCATTCGCAAAGAGCGCAAACATTACTTTGTGACCGATGATGGCGCTGGCGAGGAAAAGCAGTTCATCCGTCTGAGAAACGCTACCTGCGGGGCGGTGGATCGCGGAGATGATTTCTGCCTGCTTGAGATCAAGACCAAGCGGGAGTTCCCGCTTATCAATCTTGGCCACGACGCCACAGGCTACTCCGTGCCTGTTGTGAATGTAGCCTCGCCTGGCGGCATGGGTAAGCGCGTGTATCGCGGCTACATCGCCAGCCCCAAGCTGGATCGCCCGATGGAAGTGGAGGATGCAAGCTGGCCCGACGCCATGAGCGTGCAGATTCCGGCATACAGCGGATCGAGCGGATCAGCCGTGATCTGCCTGGAGCAGCGGGCCATCTGCGGTTTTATTGTGGGCAAGACGCCCGCCGAGGCCGTGGCCCTGCCTGTATCACGGTTCATCAGGTTCCGCGAACAAGTCGCCAGGGGGGATTACGAATGGCCGCAAAAGGCAAAGAAGTAAGCCGGGCGCAACTGCGGAGCCTGGTGCGGAAGTGGCAGCGCATTCTGCGCCTCCAAGACTGGCGCGTGACCGTGGACTATGACGGCGACATGTGGGATGACTGGGGCGAGGTAACGTGGGATATCGAGGCCAAGACCGCACACATCCGCATCAACCCAGTTTCGCCTCCAGAGGAGACCATCATTCACGAGTTGCTGCATCTACACGCCGCACCCCTCGGCGACCTGAAGGGGTACAAGAGCGACACCCTGGAGCAGATGATAGAGCTTACCGCTGGCGCATTATATGAACTCTCCAATGGCGGATAGCAGCGGGCCAGCAACAAGAATCAACCCGGCAATTTTTGTCACATCCGCGCCGCCGCCGTTCTTGCGAATTGGGGAGATGTGCTCGGCCTCGGCCAGCTTGCGGATGGCGAGGCGTACCACCGCCGACCTGCTCAAACCCAGTTTCTCAGAGAGAAGCGCGAGATAGCGTTCCTCCGCCTGGCGAAGGTGAACGCTGGTGCTTTTCAAGTGGCGCATGGGTTGTTGGATGACAGCGCAAATGTCTGGCTGCGCCTTGGTTGCATTACCTTGGTACAGGGGCGAGTTACTACTTCTCGGTTGCTACTCATTGGTGAGTAACTACGCTGCAACTTTGTCTGTGCATACTGCGTCTCTGGATAGCGCCGGGACAGAGATGATGCCGCCACTCTGTCTGGCCTTTGTAAGGAAATAATCGTAAGTACATTATTTGTACGGAATAGGCGTTCCTGGGGGCGCAGTGTGTATTGTTCCCTTCATGGATACGCGCTGCCCCAGTTGCAATTTTCACATTAGGGTTGATGAATGGCTGACAGACAGGTGGGCCGAGTGGTTGAAGTGTATGGGTGCCGAGCCGGGAAACCCGCCCGTCAAACCAGACGAGGACGTAGGGCCAATTTGGTTGTCAGACCAGGCGGCATTCGCCAGGCTGCCGTTTCCTGTCGCGTTCTACAAATGGCTGTCGGAGCGCAAGCGACGACTTGCCGACAACACATGGCGCAGGCACCAATGGCGCTTCCGGCCCTTGTACGCCTTCTTCGGCGATAGGCCGCTGGAGACCATCACTGCGCTCGATCTGCACCAGTACCAGCACTGGCGCACCAACACCGGCTTTGTCACGGTCAAGGAAAACGGAAAGTGGGTGTCCAGGGAGGTTGCCGCCAAGACCGAGCCGGACACCATCAATCATGAACTGAGCGTAATCCAGCAACTCCTGAAGAAGGCCGGTCGCTGGCATCTGATCCGCGACCTCTACGAGCCGCTGCCCGTTCCAAACTACGAGGTTGGCAAGGCGCTGACCGAGGAGCAGGAGAGGCGGCTGTTCGAGGTTGCTTCCAGCAATCCGCGCTGGAGGGTCGCCTATTTGGCGGCGAAGCTGACCGCACACACCACCGCTGGCCCCAGCGAGATCAAACACCTCCGTCTGCGCGATGTGGACTTGGAGCGCCGCGAGATCACCGTCCGGGAGGGCACGAAAAATAAGTACCGCGTCCGCCTGGTTCCACTGAACGATGATGCGTACTGGGCGGCATCCCAACTGCTGGAGCGGGCCAAGGCGAAGGGGGCAAGCGACCCAGACCACTACCTGCTCCCCGGTAAGACGCGGCAGGGATACGATCCCGCCAAGCCCATGAGCGCAAGCGGCTGGCGTACGGCCTGGCGCTCTCTCCGCCAGGCGGCAGGGATGCCGAGTCTGCGTCCCTACGACCTCCGGCACCACGCGATCACCAAACTGGCTGAAAAGCCGGAGGTTAGCGAGCAGGTGATCCAGGACATCGCCGGTCACGTCTCCCAGAGAATGCTGCGCCACTACTCGCACATCCGCATGAGGGCCAAGCGGGAGGCGCTGGAACTGCTGTCCAGGCCGAAGGGGGGCGGAGCAGGAGCGGCTGCGTAAGAGAGACTTCCCATTTGAAGAAAAGGAGAGCCACTGGTGGTACGCCCATGGCGTCAGCGGCAGCATCCGGCCCGTAGCATAATCGCGAATCTTGTCAGGCATTCCTGACCGCAAAATACACTATCTTCTGTATCGTGAATAGGCATTCAGACCCGCTTTCTCGCAACCGATTTCTTGGTGACGTAATCGCGGATGAATTGCTGGAAAAGCCCCTCGTCCGCCAGAGTGAGCCGGGAATTACCGGGCAAGTCCTGCCAACGGGTGTCTCCATTGGAAGCCTCGATTCGATACCAGGCTCGGATTTCAACTGGGCAGCCCATGGTTTGGATAAGCTCACGGATTCTCGAACTTGAACTGTTCTCACTGTTGCTCCGGTTCTTGATTTGCAGGAGATCAACCGGGGTATTGCCTCTGAAGAAGTCAACGTCCTGAATGATGTTTCCGCAGCACCAAACCCAGCCTTGCGGTTCTAAAACGCTTGCGAGATATGCTTCAAGAAGCTCACCGACCTTGTTCTCGGCGGCCATTGATTTCCGGTGTAGCTCAGAGATTTCCCTGAGGCGGGACTTTTCGGCTCCCGCGAATGCTTCGAGCACAACGTCCACTGCCGGATCAGGGACAGTCCGCATGGGCTGGAGCGCGATCTGCTGGCATTTTTTATCGAAATGGCTTCTCAGAAGCGCCCGCAGATACTCGCGGATTTCGCGGGGCAATGTGGTCTCAGACAGTTTGATCCCGGCGCGGCGGCGGAGTGACGCGATCCGTCCTCCAAGGAGCTTGCATAAGTCGGACACTCTGCCAGTCTGAAAGAGAACAGCACTAAGTGAACACTGAATTTAACTACGGGTAATCAGAAAAAGTAACGGCGTCAGGCAACCTTTGTCTTTGGCCTGCATCAAAACATCGTGTAAGCGTTGAACGCCGGTTCAAAACGCTGCCCGAAGGCGGTTAAGCCGCTGCCTGAAGGATGGGGGCCGATGCCAGCAGCAAACGCTGCCCTGTCACGGCAGAGGCCGCGGGTTCGAGTCCCGTCGTCCCCGCCATGTTTTTCAGTAACTTACCCGCCCTATTCTCGCGCCTCACCCCGAGCATCCACAAGGTGTCTTGAG